GCATTTCATAGACTGGCAGATATTAGAAAGGATATAGTTAATTTCGTAGAAACTGGCAAGGATTTGTATATTTGTAGTGATACAAATGGAAATGGAAAAACGAGCTGGGCAATTAAGATGCTTCATACATATTTTCATCATACTGCCATAGGTAATTATGAAAATTTAAAAGGTATGTTTGTATCAGTGCCTAAGCTTATGATACAGTTAAAAGATTTTAATAATCCTTTATCTGCAAGGTATAAGAAAGATCTGGAAATAGTTGATTTGGTAATATGGGACGATATAGCTATTACTGGAATATCTCAATATGATTATACTCAGCTATTCGCATTGATAGATTCCCGTATGTTATCAGAAAAGTCAAATATATTTACTTCAAATATAGCAGACGAGAATCAGTTAAGTGAAATTCTTGGAAGTCGTATTACAAGTAGAATATATCACGCAAGTGAGATAATAAAATTTACAGGAAAGGACATGAGATAATGGTAGCATTACAAATTCTTTGCAAATGTCTTTCAGTAGGTAATATTGATATAATTGAGAATAATCAGCTCTCGGAAGAATATTTTACAGGATACGAAGAGGAACGCAATTTTATAGTAGATCATTTTAAGCAATACGGTAATACACCAGATAATGCTACTTTTCTTTCAAAGTTTCCAGATCTGGATCTTGTTGAAGTAACAGAAAGCGACAGATATTTAGTAGAAACGATTCGCGAAGAGTATTTGTATTATAAGTCGGTTCCAGTAGTTCAGAAGATAGCCGAGTTATTAAAAACAGATGCTAATGCGGCGGCAGAATATATGCTTCATGCTATTAAAGAATTACAACCTGAATATAATCTTGGCGGAACAGATATTGTAGCAGAAGCTAGAACACGTTATAATGAGTTTATTGAGCGTAAACAAAAACAGGAAGAGTGGTTTTTTACAACTGGATTACCGGAACTTGATGACGCCATACACGGGATCCAACGTGTAGAAGAATTTATGTTAATATATGCCAGAACAAATCAAGGTAAATCGTGGTTGCTGAATAAAATACTCACTCATATATGGGAGATTGGATTTAATGTTGGATATATAAGCTGGGAAATGGGTGATAGTAGTATTGGATATAGATTTGATACCTTACATAATCATTTTGATAATAAAGGACTTGTATGGGGTAATGATTCTGTTGACGATGTGGAATATAAGAAGTATATTGAGGAACTTGCTACTCACAAGAATAAATTCATAGTAGGTACACCTAAGCAGTTGGGTCGTACTATAACGATATCCAAGCTTAGAAATTGGATTAAGCAGTATAAGCTTGATGTAATTGCTATCGATGGTATAGGATACCTGTCAGATGAACGATCTAAGCGTGGCGATAATAAAACTATCTCATTGACTAACATTAGCGAGGATTTAATGTCGCTTTCGATAGAGATGAAAATACCTATTTTAGGAGTTGTCCAGGCAAATAGATCTGGGGTAGTAACTGGTGAATCAGATGACTTGCCAGAGTTGGATAGTATTCGAGATAGCGATGGTATGAGTTTTAATGCCAGTAAGGTAATAGCACTGAGACAGAACAAAGAAGGAGATTTAATGCTACAAATCAAGAAGCATAGAAATGGATTTGTTGGCAGAAAGATAGCATATCACTGGAATGCTAATATTGGTGAGTTTATCAATATTCCGATAAATGAAGAGTTTCAGACAGAGCGTAAAACAGAGCGAACAGAAAGACCAGTTAAGAAGAAGCAGACTGAGAAGGAGGATGTATTCTGATTATGCAGATTGAAAATGTACAATTCAACGTTGAATTAGCTGATATTCTGACTGAATTACAAGCACAACTGAGAATTAATAACATTCCACTTTTACAGAAAATGAAAGATATTAGTGGTGATATTATGGTTCAGTGTCCATATCATGGAAACGGTCAGGAACGGCGTCCAAGTGCAGGCATAAGTAAATCTACTGGTGTATTTCATTGCTTCGCTTGTAACGAGGTCCACACGCTTCCAGAGGTTATATCACATTGCTTCGGTCACTATGAAGATGCGTTCGGTAGTTTTGGGTGGAAATGGCTTAATAAGAATTTTGCAAGTGTTCAAGTGGAGGAGAGGAAAGATGTGGAATTGGACTTTGGAAGAGTTAATAGTAACATTGGCTTGCCTGATAACTCTATTGCACCTAACAGTAAGAAAAATAATCGAGATAGTCAATATGTTACGGAAGAAGAATTAGACAAATACAGATACACTCACCCATATTGGAAGAAAAGAGGAATAACAGATGCAAGTATCATCGAATTATTTGATTTGGGCTATGACGCAAGTACCGATTGCATCACTTTCCCTATCCGGGATGTCAATGGCAGATGTTTGTTCGTTGCAAGAAGGTCTACGAAAACTAAATATTTCAACTACCCGCAAGGAGTCGAAAAGCCAGTCTATGGACTATTTGAGATACATCAATTGGAACAATTTCCAAAAGAGATTATAGTTTGTGAATCTATGCTTGACGCATTGACAGCTTGGCAATATGGAAAATATGCTGTGGCATTGAATGGGTTAGGGAATGAAAGACAGTTTAGAGAGCTTCAAGAATTGCCTTGCAGAAAATTGATATTGGCTACTGATAATGATAGTGCTGGCTTGAGAGCAAGGGAACGGATTAGAAAGAATGTAAAGAATAAAATTATTACAGAATATGTATTTCCAAAGGGTAAGAAGGACTTGAATGAACTCACAGCACAGGAATTCAATTATCTCGAAGAAGTTTTTTAAAAAGACTTGAAAAATTTTATTTTGGCTATTGACAAATCATTAAAAGTGTTATATACTCTTTACAGTAACAAAGATCACTTAAAAAACTCAAAACACTTTATAGGAGGAAATTATAATGAAAAAACTTAATTTAGACAAAATTAAAAAAGTTATCTACACTCGCTGGGATGCTTATTTTACTGTAATTTACAAATCCGGATTAGTTAGAAATTATATGTATTGCGAATATCCAGAACTTATGGATATAGCTGAGCAGATGGATAGTTTTAGATTTGATATTGAAACAAAATATCAATGCGCATTAGCATTAACAGAGTAAGTCGAAACGCCTTTGGGCGTCTGGCTAGGACGGCAACCTGGTCACTGATGATGACAAGCCACTATAAAACACTTATACAGGAGGAAAACATTATGGCAACAAAGTACATGAACAAGCAGAACGGTAAGGTAATGGAGATCGTTAAGGAAGCCGAAGACGGAAGAGCAATGATCATCAAGTTTGAGGATGGCAAGACCAGTTCCATTACAACCGGAACTTTTAAGAGATGGTATAAGGCTTTTGAAGTACCCGAAACTGTAGAGACCCTGGATGTAGAGCCCGATGTTGAAAACGCACTTACAGAAGACGATGCACTTGAACAGGCAGTAGTAGATCCCGAGGAAGCTTATGTCCGCGAAGTTATGGAACAGAAAAAGGAACTGGGTATCGAATGTCCCAAGATTGAGTCTATAGAATTTGTTCCTATCGAACAGGCTCCTGAAGTTGTTCCAGAGAGCTTAGAGGAGTTGATTTCTGTACCGGAAGAGGATAAGGCAGGAGATGGAACACCTTTAGCAGAAGTAGGTAAGGAGATAGCTGAGCAGGCTAAAGAAAAGGCTCAGAAAGCTAAGAAGGAAAAGAAAGTTAAGCAGGATGTATCACAGTCAATCCAGACTGTATCTGATATCCTAGTTAAGACAGGTTTCAAGACTAAGACATATACCGGAGCACCTAGAATTATTACTGTTAAGAATGTCAATGATAAAACAGTAGGTGATATATATATTGGCGGTGTAAAATGTGTATTATTAATTTCAACTAAGTTTGTTCCTAATGGATATATAGCAGATAGAGTAAGAAATTGTCCTAACTCACACGCATTCGATATCGCATACAGCGATTTGAATAAACTTGAAAATATTTTAAATGCTATTAAAAAGGAGGAAAAGTAATATGGCAAGATTCAGCGCAGATCAGGCGGACAATTATGGTGGACAGGGTGGAGGAGGTTTCTTCTCCATCCAAAATGATAAGCAGGTGAAACAGGTCCGGTTCATGTATGATAAGGTGGAAGACATTGAAGGCATGTCGGTTCATAAGGTCGAATTGAATGGCAAGGATAGATATGTAAATTGTCTGCGCGAATATAATGACCCGATTGATACCTGTCCTTTTTGCAGGGAGAAAAAACCTGTACAGGCAAGATTATTTATTCCGGTTTATAACTTGGATGAGGATGCCGTTCAGATTTGGGATAGAGGGAAAACAATGTTCCAGAAAATGACCAGTCTTTGTAGCAGGTATGCTACTAAGAATAATTTGGTCAATAATATCTTCGAAGTCGAACGGAATGGCAAGCCCAAAGACCAGAAAACAACTTATGAGATTTATCAGATTGATAAGGATGATACCGAGATTGCAGACCTCGGCGAACTTCCGAAGGTTCTTGGTAGTTTGGTAATGGATAAGACGGCTGAGGACATGGAGTATTATCTGGAGCAGGGTGAATTTCCTCCGAATGATAATGAGTCTGAAGATGAAAGGCCGATTAGACGCAGGGACGCAGATGATTCGGGTCGGGAGAGTAGACGCGCAGAAAGGCGGACGCCTGCTAATAATGGCAGACGCAGGAATGAGGACAGTTTCTAACAGTTTTGTTAATTCCTTCTATGTATGGTTCAGAGTGGCGAAATAGGTAGACGCTAAAAGAAGGTCGGTAGAGACTTCGCAGGAGTATGTGGGGCGGAGTTATGTGAGGTGCAAATCCTTACCTCTGGATTTTAATAAATTATTGAGGTACAATATTATGGCATTTGAATTTGGAAAGCGTACGGACAGGAAAGCAGATAAGAAGATAATCGCTAAGACTGTCCGTTCTGTCACTCAGGCGCCAGTTATTAAAGGTGGTTCGGATATATTATCTCGAATAAATCAGATAAAAGCTGTTGTTGAAAAAAGTCTTGGACAGTATAGAGAGGAATATCAGATAATTCAGAGTGAACGCACACTCATTGATTATATCGATGCTTGTCTTGATAATCGTTATATCTCAATAGATACAGAAACAGATGGATTAGATCCTTTGCAAAATAACCTGGCTGGTATATGTATCTATACAAGAGAGCAGAGAGGTTCTTATATACCGCTTAATCATATCAGTTGTATCACCAGTTTAAAGACGGGTAATCAATTAGATAGTATATTTGTTCGGGAACAGTTCAAAAGACTGCTTGAAAACAATGATAGACGGGTAGAAATAGATATGTTTAATGCTAAGTTCGATATAAGATTTCTTCGAGCTTTTGGATTAAAGAATATCTATTGTACATGGGATGGATATCTTGCCGGACGTATTCTTAATGAAAACGAAGAGCATAAGAACCTGAAAGATTTGCATAATAAGTATTGCTTAGGCGGAAAAGGTGATGCCTTTAGATTTGATGATTTGTTTAAAGGTATACCGTTCACATATATTCCTCCGGAGGTTGGATATTTATATGCGGCTCACGATCCTGTTATTACAACAGAGTTATGCGATTATCAAAGACAATATTTAACTGATAAAACAGACAGAGAAGATATCAAGCATATGTATTGGGTATTTCAGAATATTGAAATGCCTTGTATAGATGTTGTAGCAGATATGGAAGATACTGGCATATTGTTCGATATTGAATATGCTAACGAGTTATCGGTGAAATATAACGCATTACTGAAGGAAAAAGAAGAGGTATTTTATAAGGCATGTGAATCTTATCAAGATAAGATAGATAAATATAAAGTGAAGCATGCAACTGACTGTAAATTAAGCACTCCGATTGCTATATCAAGTCCCACTCAATTGGCTATATTGTTTTACGATATACTTGATGTAGGTGTTATAGATAAGAAATCTCCAAGAGGAACGGGTGAGCCTGTACTTAGTAAAATAGATAACCCTATCGCAAAGGCTGTTTTAGAATACAGAGAAATTGCGAAATTATTATCAACTTATATTGATAAGCTTCCAGATTGTGTTAATCCTAAAGATAAAAGAATTCATTGTAGTTTTAACCAGTATGGAGCGGACACAGGTAGATTTTCGAGTAGTGATCCGAATCTGCAAAATATTCCTAGTCATAATAAAGATATTCGAAAAATGTTTATCGCAAGTCCTGGTTATGTGCTAATGAGTAGTGATTATTCCCAACAAGAACCAAAAGTAATGACGCAGATGTGTGGGGATAAGAAAATGTTGGATGCTTATAAACATGGAAAAGATCTGTACGCACAAATAGCAGCTATTGCATTTAATACAGATTATGAAAATTGTCTTGAATTTAGACCTGATGGAACTACTAATAAAGAAGGAAAAGAAAGACGTTCGAGTGCTAAATCAATATTATTAGGTATTTTATATGGACGCGGGATAAATTCTGTAGCAGAGCAATTACATACTACAAAAGAAAAAGCTCAGCAGATACAGGATAAAATATTTAAAGGATTTCCTGCTATACCTAAGTTTGAACAAGATAGTAAACGTATGGCATTAGAATTAGGATATGTCACAACGTTATGGGGAAGGAAACGTAGACTTCCAGATTTAGCATTAGAGGAATTTGTATTTTCTTGGAAGGATGGAATTCCACCGGACGATGATTTATTAGATTTTAGTGATGCAATGAATTCACCCGAATATAATACAAGTGAAGTTCCTGAAGATGTTAAACGATATTATTTGAAAAAACTTCATAAAGCTTGGGGAAGTCAAAAAAGAGAAATATTTGAAGAAGCCGTGAAAGAAGGAATTAAGATATTAGATAACGGTGCTAAGATAGCAGATGCAGATAGACAAGTTGTTAATGCACGTATTCAAGGATCAGCCGCTGATATGAGTAAACTTGCTATGATAAGTGTAGGTAATGA